GGTGTATGCGAATCGCGCAAAATGACTAGCGTCAGCGCAAAAACCGCATAAACCCCTGCGCCGCAAGGGATCTCAGCTTTAGTCAAATCGGACTCAGGGCAAGACCGTTAAGCGGCGTTTAGGATCAGTTAACTTAAGCCTACTTGGTTTTAACTCTTTTCAGTGCTGGTCACTTTTGCTGAGTTTGCTGCAATTCGTGGATGCACGAAAGCGGCAGTGACTCATGCCAGCAAGAGCCGGATTGCAGCGGCGGTGGTGGTGAAAGATGAGCGCAAGTGGTTGGACCGCGACCTGGCGCTTGAGCTGTGGAACAAGAACACGCGTGCGACGCCAAACTCAAAGGTGAGTCAGGCCGACCCGGTTGACCCGCAGGAGCTGCGGCAGCAGATCGACAAGCTGCCGGATGATGCCATCCCGGATCTCAATGAGAGCCGCGCAAGACGCGAGCATTACCAGGCCGAGCTGGCAAAGCTGCAGGTGACGCAGCAGCGTGGCGATCTGGTGCCTGCTGATGAAGTGAAGAAGGACGCGTTTCAGGTGGGCCGCAGCATCCGCGAGGCGCTGGCGAATCTGGCCGATCGGCTGAGCCACCAGCTGGCGGGCGAGACGGACCCGACGGTGATTCATGAGGTGCTGACGCGTGAGCACCGGGATGCGCTGCTGGCGCTGGCGGAGGTGGAGAAGTGAGCGTCTGGCGTGCGGGCTTTATGGACGGGCTGCGACCTGAGCAGCCGTTGACGGTGAGCGAGTGGGCTGATGCGCACCGGCGGCTGAGCAGCAAGGCAAGCGCGGAACCTGGGCCATGGCGCACGAGCCGGACGCCGTACCTGCGTGAGCCGATGGATTGTCTGAGCAGTAGCAGTCCGGTGCAGCGTGTGGTGATGATGTTTGCGGCGCAGACGGGCAAGACGGAAGCGGGCAGCAACTGGCTCGGTTATGTGATCGACCACGCGCCGGGGCCAATGCTGCTGGTGCAACCAACTGTTGAAATGGCAAAGCGACTCAGCAAGCAGCGGCTCGAGTCGATGATTACTGAGACGCCGGTGTTGGCGGCGAAGATCGCGCCGGCCAGGGCTCGGGACTCGGGTAACACGATGTTCGCGAAAGAGTATCCCGGCGGGATCATGTTGCTCACCGGGGCGAACAGCAGCACGGGGCTGCGATCGGCACCGTGCCGGTACCTGTTCGCTGATGAGGTGGATGCGTTCCCGAGCGATGTGGACGGCGAGGGCGATCCGGTCGCGCTGGCGGAGCGACGAACCACGACGTTCGCGCGGCGCAAAATCCTGCTCACTAGCACGCCAACAGTGAAGGACTTCAGCCGGATCGAGGCTGAGTATCTGCGCAGCGACCAGCGGCGGTTCTATGTGCCGTGCCCTAGTTGCGGCGGAATGCAGTGGTTGCAGTGGCCGCGATTGAAGTGGGATGCCAAGCGGCCGGGTGATGTGCGCTATGAGTGCGAGCACTGCGGCGAGCGGTTTGAGGAACTGCACAAGCCGGCGATGCTGCGCGGCGGCGAGTGGCGCGCTACGGCACCGGCTGATGGCCGGACTGCGGGGTTCCATCTGTCGGGGCTTTACAGCCCGCTGGGCTGGTGTAGCTGGGAGCAGCTGGTGGATGACTTCCTGCGGGCAAAGGCTGACGCGCCGGCGTTGAAGGCCTTCGTAAACACAAGGCTGGCCGAGACATGGGAGGAGGATTACGCGGCGGCGGTGAGCGCTGACGGGCTGCTGGCCAAGCGGCTGGACTATGCAGCGGGCAAATGTCCCGATGGCGTGGTGCTGCTGACCTGCGGCGTTGACGTGCAGGACAACCGGCTGGCGGTGAGCGTGTGGGGTTGGGGCGAGGCTGAGACCGGCTGGCTGGTGTGGCATCAGGAGCTGATGGGCGACCCGACGCAGACGGAGGTGTGGGGCCAGCTGGATCAGGTGCTGGCGACGGAATGGGACGCGACGGGCGGGCGTGTGCTGAAGGTGAGCCAGACGGCGGTTGATAGCGGCGGCCACTGCACGCATGAGGTTTACGCGTATGTGCGCGACAGGGTGCGGCAGGGTGTGGTCGCGATCAAGGGCAGCAGCAGACGCAACAGCCCGGCTGTCGGCAAGGGCAACAAGGTTGATGTGAACTGGCGCGGGCGTGTGATCAAGCGTGGCGTCACGCTCTTTCAGCTGGGCACCGACACGATCAAGACAACGCTGTTCGGACGGCTGCGCCACAACGAAGGTGCGGGCGGGTTGTATTTTGGGCAGGCGGCTGATGCCGAATACTTTCGGCAGCTGACCAGCGAACGGCAGGCGCTGCGGTATCACCGCGGGTTTCCGATACGGGAGTGGGTCAAGAAGGCAGGCGATCGAAACGAGGCGCTCGACTGCGCGGTCTATGGCTATGCGGCGATGTTGATCTTCAGCCGACGGATGAATAAAGCGACGATGTGGCAGCAGCTGCGTGATCAGTTGGAAGGTGCAAAGCGACCAGCGCTAAGATCAAAGCAGCAGGCCGCCCCTGGGCCTGTTAGTGGCTTCGTTGGCAACTGGTAACCGTGCGCATCCCTAGCCAGATCAGAGCGGGCGACACGATCCAGTGGCGCGACCTGGAAGGCGTTGACAACTTGGGCAACGCGATCAGCAGCGCCGACTATGTGCTGACGTATTACCTGCGGACTAACACGGCGAGCGAAGGCGCGACGGTTGTTGGCAGCGCTTACGGGACCGGGTGGCAGTTCACGATCGCTGCGGCCACCAGCACGGGCTTTGATGCTGGGACGTGGTTCTGGCAGGCTGTCGCAACCAAGACCGGCAGCACCGTCACGATGGGCAGCGGCCAGCTGACCGTGTTGCGATCGCTGAGCTATACCGGCTCCCCTGCTGCTGTTGATGGCCGGTCGCAGGCGCAGCAGGATCTGGACGCGGTGCAGGCCGCGATCCGGGCGCTGGTTTCTGGCGGCGTGGTGCGTGAGTACACCATCGGCAACCGCAGCTTAAAGAAATATGAACTAGCTGACCTGATGCAGCTTGAGTCAAAGCTCAAGGCTGAGGTGAAACGTGAGCAGATGGCGGAGCTTATGGCCAACGGGCTGGGTAACCCTCACAATCTGTTTGTGAGGTTCTGACATGGGACTTAGGACGCGACTTTTTCGAGCGATGGGATTTGAGCCGGTGCGGCCGCGGGTGCGGGCGTATCAGGGCGCACGGGTCAGCCGGCTGACTGCCGATTGGGTGACGAGCGGCACCAGCGCTGATGCGGAGATTAAGTCGAGCTTCAAGGCACTGCGCAACCGTGCGCGGCAGTTGTGCCGCGACAACGACTATGCAAAGCAGGCGCTGCGCGCGATCCAGAACAACGTGATCGGGCACGGCATCCGGCACCAAGGACAGGTGCGGATGCTGCGCGGCGGCAAGCTCGATGAGGCTATTAACGGCCGCATCCACGAGGAGTGGGAGAAGTGGATGCATAAGAACCGCTGTGACGTGAGCGGCATCCTTGGCTTCCACGACATTGAGCGCCTGCTGGTGCGCAGCATGGCCGAGTCGGGCGAGGTGTTCGTGCGGATGATCAAGCGGCCTTTCGGTGATAGCCGTGTGCCATTCGCGCTGCAGGTGCTTGAGGCTGACTACCTGATCGACGATGACGTGCCGCAGGCGGCCGAGGGCAACACGGTGCGGATGGGCATCGAGGTGGATCAGTACCTGCGGCCGCAGGCGTACCACTTCTACGCGAATCATCCTGGCGACACTTACGCGGGCAACGCGCGCACCAACGGCCGCCGCATCCGTGTGCCGGCTAATGAGGTGGTTCACTTGTTCCTGCCTGAGCGGCCATCGCAGACGCGGGGCGTGACGTGGTTCGCATCGGCGCTGATGCGGCTTCACATGCTGCAGGGCTATGAGGAGGCCGAAGTGGTGCGTGCGCGGGCGAGCAGCGCGCTGATGGGATTCATCACCAGCCCCGAGGGCGAGTTGGTGGGTGATGAGGTCTATGAGGGCGAGCGGGTCAGTGAGTTTCAGCCGGGTGTGTTCAAGTATCTGCAACCGGGCGAAAGCGTCACGGTGCCGGATCTGAATAGTCCTGACGGGCAGCTTGAGCCGTTCACGCGGTCGATGCTGCGGGCCGTTGCTGCTGGCGTGGGTGTTTCGTTCGAGAGCATCAGCAAGAACTTCTCAGAGAGCAACTACAGCAGCAGCCGGCTGAGCCTGCTGGAGGAGCGCGATACCTACCGGGTGCTGCAGCGGTACATGGTGGAGAACTTCCACCAGCAGGTGTTCGAGCAGTGGCTTGAGATGGCGGTGCTGAGCGGCGTGCTGAGCCTGCCTGGCTATGAGACCAACCCAGACCGCTATCGCGCCAGCCGGTGGGTGCCGCGCAGCTGGGAGTGGGTTGACCCGCAACGCGAGGTGGCGGCATACAAGGCAGCTGTTAGGTGTGGATTCAAGACGCTGGGGCAGGTGGTCGCTGAACAGGGCGGTGACCTTGAGGATCTGCTGGTGGCGCGTCAGGCTGAGCTGGCGATGCTCGATGAGATGGACATCGTCACCGACACCGACCCGAGTGAGGTGACCGAAAGTGGCGCGGTGCAGGCCCCACTAAGCATGGGCGCGATGCCGGCATTCGACGACACTGAGGCGCCGATGGAGGAGGAGGAATACGAAGAGGAGTCTGTCCTCGAGGATCCGACCGAGGCGCCTGAGGATTGATGGCAACCGATAGACTTAAAGCATTAGAAGATCGCAGCGCCGTGGAATTAGCGCGTCCCTATCCAAACGAGCACGCCGCCAGGCTGACCGATCCCGATCAGTACGATTCGCTTCGGCGTGAGAATGATGCGGGCGGCCCTGGCATCGACTTCATCTACGGCATCAAGGAAGGCGAAAGCGAGATACAGGCGATTCGTTTCAGCAGCTCGCGCTACAGCCCTGCCGAGGCGCGTGACTGGCTGGCTGAGCACGACTTCAGCGCGATCATGTTTGAGGAGGCCACAGGCGACGGCGAGGGCCGCAGCCTCGAGGGCAAGTATCAGCGCGCTGAGGTGACCACCTTCGATGAGGTGCAGGACCGCACCTATGAGTTCCCATTTAGCTCTGAGTTCCCGGTTGCGCGTTACTTCGGCAACGAGATCCTTAGCCATGAGGCCGACGCCGCCAACCTAAACCGCCTGAATGATGGCGCGCCGCTGCTGTTCAACCACAACCCTGACAAGGTGATCGGAGTGGTTGAGCGGGCATACATCGACGGCAAACGCCGCCGCGGCTATGCGCGCGTGCGGTTCAGCCGCAATGCTTTCGCTCAGGAGATCCTGAGTGATGTGAAGGATGGCGTTCTACGAAATGTCTCCTTCGGCTACTCCATTGACAAAATGGAGGAGCGTGGCAGTGGCGACTATGTTGCGACTGCTTGGTCTCCTTACGAGATCAGCGTTGTCTCGGTGCCGGCTGACCCCGGCGTCGGGATCGGCCGATCTTTTGAGGCTGACACCCCTGCTGCTTCGGCAGCACCATCCCCTGATCCTATTCCTCTAATGGAAACCGCCACCCCCGATCTGGCCGTGGTGCAGGCCGAGGCCGCTCAGGCCGAACGGTCCCGCATCTCGGACATCACTGCCCTGTGCGACAAGCACGGCATGGCAGACCTGGGCCGGCAGCTGGTTGAGTCTGGTCGTTCAATCGACGAGGCTCGCGCTGCTGTGCTCGACAAGCTCAACATTCACCAGGAGACCGTGACCATGCAGGCCGCCGACCTTGGCCTTAGCGAGAAGGAGAGCCGCAACTTCTCTTTCCTTCGCGCCATCAACTATCTGTCCAACCCGACCGACCGCTCTGCCCGTGAGGCTGCTGCGTTCGAGATCGAAGCCTCTGAAGCTGCTGCTGCCAAGCTCGGCCGTCAGTCCCG